ATTACAATTCAATGAAGAACCTAAGAAACAAGCAGAATTATCATTTTCAACTCGCAAATAACAAGATTTCTTCTTGATACTCCTGTCAAGAACTTTCACACCCATTCGTTCCACACCAAAATTACTAGAGGCACTCATCGGAATGACTGTAGCAAATCTTTCCAATTGCTCCTTAGTCCTAAGCAACTCGCCTCTAGTCGGAGTGACTGCATAAGCGTGATAACCACCATCACCCCTGCACTTGGTGGAACCACCAATATGCAAGCCTGAAATGCTAGCTACCTTATCATCTGAAATTACAGGTGACATGCATTTGCCTTCCTTCGCACCACTCCAAATATAATGAGCTCCTGGGAAAAAGAAGCCCAAACCACTCGTAGCCATACGAGTAAATGTCAATTCTTTCACATCATCCCATTCAATATCACCATTGATATCTCGGGTGGCAATCCTACCACTCCTAAATTCACTAGTTTCATGAAATGATTCCGGAAAGAATTTAGTCAAGTCGCGTGTGTCCATAGTCTTAGGCATCCACATCATTGCTAGATCATGTGACCCAACACGCAAACATTGACTTGGTTCAATAAAAACTTCAAAACTTTTATTGCCCTTGTTCCCCCGATTATGTCTAGTTACTTTAAAATTACTAGCCTTTTTGGGAACAAAATGAAGTGGTATGAGAACACATCCACTGCATAAAACAAAACAATTTGATTTCGAAGTAGTTGTAACATTCTCAATGAACCAAACGCTATTTTCAACTGCGTCTCTAATTTCATTGGGCGTACTAGGATTCTTCAAAGATGCTACTGGTAAAGCATTCAAAAAGGGTTCAGCTTGACCCTTGAACCAATCTGGATCAAACCTGAACTTGCGATCTCTCCCTTCAACTTCAGAAATTGAAGGTTTCAATCGACTTTGAGGTTGCAAATACCATTTCTCACAGGCTTCCACATAAAAATCAACAATATCATCTTTGCTATAATAAGCTGTCGACATCGCCAATGCAGCAGGAGCCATGCGAGACCAATCATTCAAGCGATCTTTCTTCTCCTTCAAATAAAAGAGAGAAAGAGCACGAGGCGCATCGAACATAGCTGTGTTTTTGCAAGATTCCAAAAAAGGATACAAAGTTAGAACACACAAAATACTCATTTGGAAAAACGAACTGTATTCAAAAAGAATATTACGTGAGCACCAATATAGAATTGCAATAATAATCAAGCAATATTTAGTATCCTTAGTCATAGTTTGAACAAACTGTTGGGTAGTAAGCAAACTAGCCTTACTTTCCGCATAAATCCTCGTGACAACAAAAGGAATGTTCATTCGGGAAATAACATAATTCCCAATCATAGGAATAGCATATTTGCAATTCCCACACCAAAAATCCAAATAGTGGAACTTGACAATTGAACTCAAGAGTAGTAACCTCAACAAGATTTCAACACAATAACTAGAACGAGAGATATACTGAACCTCCTCTTTTCTCACAACAAGAGAATAGTAATCTCCTAATCGTGTGTTCTCTAGTTCAACAGGAAAGCACATTTCCACCATCAATTTCTTATTCTGGGTGAACCAATTCTCCACCAAAGTACGGGATACAATCAATAAATATTGCAATTCCTTATTACAACCAGAAATGAAATCTTTGCATAATCCATCAAGATTGAAACGCCCTTCCATAACCCAAGAGAATAACATACTCTTCAAATCCATTTCCGTGGCTTGCTGCCTTGCATAAAAGAGTCGAGAATAAAACGTCTCTTCTCCGCTAACAGAAGCATGTGGATTAACAAATAACTCTGACGATCCAGAATTGAGTTCTTCCTCAATCGTCTGCAATTCCCTAATAGAGCATGTAGCCTCTTTAAGAGATTGAGAACAAGTACAATATTCAAAAAAACTTCCACATTCTTCACACGAAATCTTACCACCATATTTCTTACTCCTCTCAATGATAGCATTCTGCTCTACATAATGTAGGGCAGTCGCTTCCTTAATATAAGCAAGCAATTCACAAATAGTGGCCCCAACCATTGGATGTCCATTCCACTGGACAGGATCCAAATGCCATTTATCATCCTTATGAACATGGACATCTCCACAGTCCAATTTGGGCGGCCTGGCAATAGCTGTGACTTTAACAGAGAAGACATCAAAAGTCCAAATATCTGGAGCAAGAACTTCACTTCCAAATTTCTGCTGAACTTTCGATGAATCGATTTCAATTGATCCTTCTTTTTGAAATTCAGGTTTAACTTTAGCGTAAATATGGACTTTCAAACGTCTCATAATAGACGAAGGTTGATTAGAATAGGTGCTTGAGTTAATATCGTTAACATTGGTAGTAACACCAACGACTTTTGGCTCAGCAACAACCATTCCTTTCAACTCCAATTCAGCCATATTCAAGTAAAATGGAACATTGTTAACAAATTTAAGCAAAGAATCACAAGGAGAATCCTTCACAAACTGGTGATTAACGTTTGCGAAATCATCAAAAATGACTCCATTTATATACGATCTATATGTAGAGAAATATTGATCTTGTGAGTTCAATGTAACAATGTACGGATCTTGGTGATTAAATCCATTACTCGATAAGATATATCTCATCAAGATTTCATTTACGGATGATTTTCCGAGGGCTGTAGAACCAGCCACTAAATACGCAAAAGGTGCAACCCTTAATCCACCAGTAGCTCTGGTCTGGATAAAGTCGCAATGCAATTGTTTCAACATTCTTACCTTGTCCATGACGAACTTTTTAGTAGGTCCGTCATATAATAAAATAAGCTTCTCACCAGAATTAATAGCTAATTGAATTTGTTGGTCAAAAGTATTTTCATCAGAACCTACAAATCTTCCAAGATTGCCAGGTCTAATATAAGAAAATTGAGATTGCAATTGAGAAACTGTTGCATCTAACTCTCCAAGTTGATCATCTGAATAAAGAAAACCAGACAATGAACCAGAACATAAAAATTTCTTCAATCCACTTATAACATAAGAAGAAACTTTCAGTATCGCATCTACCAAACTGGTAGCTCCTTTGCAGGAATGTTTTGCGTCGAACAAAAACATGGAAAACGATCCAATAATAATAGACCATTTTTTATCAGCACTATAAAATATAGCCAAAAATGTGCTCACTAGTGAAACTAGCGAACTAAACGCCTCATTTTTGTGTGCTACTTTCCAATTATTCAACAGTTCCTTCATATAGGATTCTAGATCTTCTAGATTCCAAGAAAGAATATTTTTAACGAATATCGAATCTTTATTAAGCAATAATTTTGTTACAACATCACCAAAACACACACCTAAGTGTGTCTTTAGTAATTTTGCAGCAATAATCAATGCCCTTTCAAGATTAGATTTCCTCGCTTTAACGAGAATTGCAACTAAAACAGTTTCGAGTGCTTCAGTTGCAAAGTTCATATCAAGTTGCTTCAAATTCGAAACAAAATCACCATAACTAACAGTTGAATGCGGCTTAATGATGATCTTTGAAGCTTTAACATGAAGTTTGGACCTCTTCTTTTTCAATTTGAAGTCCTTACGACGTTCCAATTTTTCATTGGAAATTTCCTCTTCTTCTTCTTTTTGAGGGGTGACAGCCCTCGTTGCATGACGGGAATTAAATCCCTTAGAGTCCTTACAGTGGTTTCCCTCCACAGTGTTGTAGTTCATGCTGTTTTTGTTTTGTTGGGTACACGTTCAATTTGGAAACCCATTTCAAATCTTTATCTTTAAAAGTTACATATAATTCCAGTAATTGGAAACATAACTTTGGCTAAGGTATCGCCCGGGTAGTCAACCACGTTTGTATTGATGTTTTAAATCTTAAGGTCTAATATTGCAAGAATTGCTACTGTACAGCAGTCTGTCGCGTCTTACACTCAACGAATGCGCAATTTATTGACAAGTTGTGTAGTTCGGTCCTCGCAAAAACCTTTAGGGAATATATTAAAATTATCAAAGGTAGCTTGTGGCGCTCAATTTCCACTTCCTTATTACCTTGTAAGCCGAATAGTTTCATAATATCTATATAATATAATCAAACTTAAAAAGATAGGGCCAGAGCCCTAAAACCCGCAATTATAAAAACTGCGGAATCCCGCAGAAAAATCGGCGGGAAATAAGATAACTTGGTGGCCATACCAAGCTAAATTTTGTAGAAAGTACCAGATCAGTGTACTCTCTACTATTGTAGAACATTTCAAAATTGTAGAACAATAGAATGTTCAAAAATTCTTCACATAAAAGCATTTTCTAAAAGATATATATAATTTTTCGAGTGACAAGTAAAACTTGTTTATTACAAAATATATATATTCTAGAAACCAATGAAACTCTCAAGCTTTTACTATCCATCTTTACAGATATGTGTCAAATTTATGAAATTCATAAACTAAACTAGTTTAGCATATTAGCGCTTGCTAAGCGCAAAAA